ACCCCATCGCCCAAATCCATTGTACTATTTACATCAGGATTATGGAATACAACAGATGGCGATGTTGATAATTGTTGTTCTGACATTAAGGTAATTGCAGCAGAATCATAAATCTTTGCGATTCCCCATACTTCATCACCTTGAATATATGAAAGCATAATAGACCCAATATTGCGGTCATGATACTCATCTGAGTCTAATACATCTTTTTTTGGATGTTCGAATATAACAGCCAACCCATTGCATCGAGCAAGGAACTCATCTGTTAAATAGTTTTCTGGTGGTCTATAGGTAAATTCATCAAACTTTGAACGATATGCAGTTCCTGTTCCAGTAATGCGCAATGCGAATAAAGCCATATCACCAATAAGCTGAGGTGAATCTAGTTCTCCTTTTCTCATCGCTTGCGCAATTTGAAGCTCATCTAATCCAAATATCTTAAATTCATCCGATTGAATAATCGATAGTGCATTTGGATGCATAGGAGAAGGCAAATCATTCACATCAGACCAAACATAATCAGAATTTTCTTCATTTAGTTTTGGATCAAATTTTTCTGATAATTCGGCTGCAAACGGCGAAAATTCATTATTTTCTGTCAGTTTTAGTAATGATCCGTCATATTTATACCCACATTCCTCAAAAACTTCACGTCTAGCGGCATCTATATCTGATTCTCCAGATTCTATCTTACCACCAGGGAACGCCCATTCATTAGGATGATCTCCATCATTCCCGCGTTTGCATAACAGGATTTTCCCATCCGACTTAAATAAAATACCTGCTGCAATAGTCATCGTTTAATAACCTCTTTACCTGCATTTGTAAGCATATTATCAGGCAAATCGCGCAAGTTATACAAATATATGTATTTGCAACTGCAAAATACTTCTTCTCCAGGCATGGTTATATCATCCATGTAACCATCAGGACCGACTTTTACTAATCCTTTTTCTTTCGCCCAATTATTGCGAATCAGATAAATCTTCTGGTCGCGTTCTTTATGGTCTTTGCGATAATTATATCCTGCTTGCTTCCAATTTGATTTCCACTTACCAGCAATTGCGCCGGCGTCTACTGCGATAATATTATTCAGACTAGAGACAAACTTATGCCCTTGGTCAATTGCTACTCTGCGTTCTTCGTATTGCAGACTAGCCAGTGACTTACGGATATTGTCTTTAACATCCAACTTGTCTACAGAACGACTACCGCCATCAGGGATACTTGTTGCCCATCCGCTAAATCTCTGTAAAGTCTTCTCGATAGCTGCAGCACGATTCAGTTTAATCAGATTTGCAGACGCCATTATGCGACGATCTAGTTCTGCACGGATCTTAGGCTTAACTTTTTCTAGCGTGAACCTAGAGATAGCATGAGACTTCAATGCTCCACCATCTTCAATTTGTCGCTTATAGATTGCTCGTAATGAATCTGATATCTGCCTATCAATAACAGTAACATCAACCATCGTTTCTTTGGCAGACTTTAGAATCTTGTCCATCCATTCAGATAACTTTCGCTCGCTTGAGTACCCATTCGTCTCAAACTCACGCACTGCAGCAGTTAGCAACTCATAGAATGTCATAGAGAAGGTAATCCTTTAGCGCTTTCGAATGGCGATGATGGTTCTGGTGCTGGTGGCACGTAGTTAGCCAATGCTTCACCATCAATAATCAATGGGTTGGTGAACATTACTTTGTCTTCATTCATATTATCAGCAGCCCACTGAATAATCTGCGCCTTATTCATTGGGTCAGCCTGTGGCAACAATACTTCCATCAATGAAATAATGCTACGGAATTTAACCTCCGACACCTTAACCTTTTCAGATTCTGGCTCAATCAAATATGAAGGCCATTCAGCGGTGAACGAGTTAACCCAACTATAGAATGCTGTCTCGTAATCTACATCAGCATATTCTGGATAGTCTCGTTGAATTGATGCGTAGAAGTTCTTATTCCATGCGCGGAATTGAACTATACGGTCAAAGAAGCAATACAGCGGCTCCATAGTGCGTCGTACGTCATCTACATACCTAGCGATAGTCTTTGCATCTTCACTACCTTCTGATAGACCTGATGCGAATGTTTCGTCATTCAGGATGATTGCTGGCATATCAGCAGCACTAGCCACATCGAGCAAGATGTTCTTTCTACTCTCACTCATTGCCTGATTAACATTCTGTAGGTCTAGCGTCTCAATAGATTCCGTTTCATCTATGTTGATCACATTGCCATTTTGAGCTTCACGCAGGATAAAGCGCTTAATCGCACTAGCCTTCTGCATGATATTGTTTACGATCGAACCTTGAGCCTTTAGCTTGGCTACAATCACCCCTGCCTTTAATGACACTAAGTCATTCGCCATCATTGTTTGAACAAATGATTTAAGAGGGAACAATGCTCTCTGGTATACAGATCTACCAACATAGCCAAATGCAGAATTACTAAACGCAATGTAAATTGGTCGTTCGTTCATTACTACACACGCACGGCTTCGATGATATGGTTGACCACCAGCAGTAACAGATTCTACTTTTTGAAAGTCAGGAGAGTTCGGGTCTTGATTTAGGATAAGTGAACCAGCAGTATTAAGTGGGTCTAGTACATTGAAATAGACTTCTGAATCAGCCAGCGTCCATTGGTCAATAGGTTCATCAGTAGGAACATCTGGCACGCCGTAGATAATCGATCCAACACCATATGTTCTGGCTTGAGTCATCACAGATGCAATTTGATCATCACAGTGCAATGCTTTCCATTCCTTTAAGAATGCATCTCGCACACGTTCTTCTGGACCATTAGGGATAGAGATATCACGCTTCTGTGACATTGCCATGCCAACGGGCTTATCTACCATCTTCCCGCCAAGTGGGTGATACAAATAGATGATTTTTGCCAGTTGGTAAGATACTTCGCTTCCTGGCTCAATGTTATCAGCGTTCAGCAAGTCAGTTAGTTTTGATCCTAGCACAGATCCAGTAATTGTTATTGCTGCCATTTTTAATCCTTTTTAGCATAATTTATGCTTTTTCTATCCCCACCATTTGGTAATAGCTTAGTAGTCAATGCCCGTTCAATTGACCATCCACGATTTAATCGACCCCATATAATACCTCTTGGCAAAGATAAAAAATCCTCCCATTCTGCTTGAGTTTTCTCTACCCCGTTAAATTCTATTTTCTTTCCGTTTCTTCTATTGTTTGCTTGCTCTTTTCTTGTTGCCCAATGACAATTTTCTTTGAAATATCCTTTGTCATTGTCAATTCTATCTATTGTCATCCCTGCTGGACATTCTCCCATGTCAGAATAGAATCGATCAAAATCTAACCATTCATCACAAATTGTAATCCCTCTGCCACCATAGTTGTGATACGAAGAATTTTTAACATTATTGCATCTTTGCTTTATTGAGCACCAAATGTTATGGATTTGTTTGTGGGACATTCCATGAATATAACTTGCTTTGCTTGTCATGTCTCTATGCAGGCATCCACAACTCAATGTTTTACCTATACGTAATTGCTGCCCTCTAACAAAACAAATTGTCCCACAGTTACAAATACACTCCCAAAATAAAACCTCCTTTTCTAGCTTCGTTTTCCCTGTCACAAAAAGACGGCCAAAAGTCTTTCCTGATAAATCTATCCTGTTTGTAGATGCCATAATTCCTCCATATATCAGAATATTATAGCAAATATACAATTATGTATACGCTTCACTTCCATTAAGTCCAATATAAATCCCATACGTTCCAGCATCTAACAGGTCGTCAGAATCATCATTCTTTTCACCAATCTTAAACCCAAGAAATTGAATCAAGAAATGGTTACGTGTCATTTCTTTATATGTTGTAAGTTTGTCGTATGCATACTGTGAAATCTTAACTTTCTTCTGGTGTACATACCCAGATACAGACATTGCTCTTTCTTCTTTTCCAATAGCAGTAAACTTGCTATCAATTGCGTGGATAGGCCAGTTCTTTCGCTGGCCCTGTTGCAATAGAATTGTTCCGCTTGCCTTGTCTTCAATATGGATACCAGAGCTTCCGTAACGCGCACCACAAATATCAGCTAACTCTTGACAGCGCATTAGCTGGCTAGGGAGCCATACCTCTAGTAATGACCCTTCAATTTGGACAATATCCCAATCAAGAATAACAATATTTGGCTCAGGTATACGACTATATGCCCAATAAACAATAGCGGTACCATCGTTCTTTGATCCAGTCTTTACCGCGCTATCTAGCGTAGCGTATATAGTGTCTGTCTTTATTGGGTACGGTACTGGGAGGCCATCTTCAAGAATATCTTGCAAAGAAAAGAACATCGCACCAGCCCAGTTAACGAACTCTGCTAGGTACTCTTGCTGATAAACCAGTGGCGGGTATTCGTCAGGAAGCTTAGCGATAGCTTCACGACTAATCATTGGGTTTGCTGCTGTTGGCGCGTGAAATTCTGTCCAACCTAATTTCTTATTTGTGCATGCCTGATAGAAGTAGTTTTCATCGTCGATACCCTTTGGCGTACCGGCCATGATTGCATCGCCCTGGTAATCAAGCAAAGTAGGTGCAATGGCCTGTTCCCACGTATCTCGCAATCCTTTCTTTACCAGACTACCCTCATCAATCAGCGCATGATGGTAAGCTCTCGAACGCCCAGCATCCTCATTGTCTAGCGTCCAGAACTCAATACATCCACCAGTAGTCAACTCAATCAACGCATCAGTCTTACTGGCATTAGCAATGATTGGCTTGAGCATCTTCACTGCGCGCTTATACGACGGTAACAATAGCTTATAGTTCGGTGCGAACCATCCTACCTTATCTCCATGCGCCGCCCAGTTACTTGCAATGCTCTCAAACGCTGTTGTCTTCCCATAACGACGACCGCAGCGCCATACACTGAATCTGCTACGATTCTTGTATATGCGCCGCTGGTCGTCGTGAAACTTTATGAGTTTAATCTCAGCATCATGCATCTGGGCTGTTCACCACTCTGATTACCTTTTCTTCCTTCTCTCCACTAATCGATTCAATAGCATTGTTGCGGCTTAGCTCAATCAATTTCATTCCCGCCCTTCCAGCCTCATTCGCAGTCTGAGTCAAAGCAGCAATAGCCTGCAATTCAGCCATTGATGTGATTGGATCTACGCTATCAATCTTATCGGTTGCAGTATGTGCGTATTGTGAAAGTCGGCTTGCTGTCATTGCTCCATTGATTGCAGCATCAAACAAATGGGTCGTAACAAGCTTTAATCTGTCCGCTAAAGTTCGGACTTCGACCTTTAAGTTCGTAGGTAGTTCGTTATATAGCACTTCTGCTGTAACAAGTTGATTCGCAACTAAATTTATGGTTCGGTCTTTATACCATTCTCGACGTTTTCTGATGGCCGCATCAGATATACCGAACTCTTTTGCAACAGCAGTAATAGCTTCACCACGATCTACACGCTGGCATATACGGTACCATTCTTCATCACTAAATTTAGCTCTCTTTGTCATGATTAAATACCGTAAATTGCCCGATTCAATAGAATCACACTGAAAGATGCTGATACTTCTGTTGCTGCCTGTCCTACCGACAATAGACGTACAGTAATGTCTGTACCTGGAGGGTTAACATATCCACCTAGAACGTTCTCGGTATATGGAAATCCTGAGTTTATATCGCACCTTGCGCCAATTGATCGAGTAGTGGAAAACAAATTTGCTGTTAGTGCGATTTGCCCATAATTTGTTGCCGGAGGGCCAGACATGGAGAATTGAGCACTATCTAAGATTCCAATATATCCAGCAGGGACTGTATAGACAGCTTGCTGTGAGTTACCGATACCTGCGCGAATAATGCCTTGAATACTTCCTCCCGCTACGATTTGCAGGGTAATATCACCTGCGTTAACACCACCAGATCCAGCGCTAGTTACAGCAAACCCATTGATTCGATAATACTGGTTAACCGTGTTAACAGCAGTTGTGCCATTAAGGGTGATTGTCTCTACTAGTGGGTTGAATGATGCATCCAATCCTTGAATCTGTACTGTTCTCGCTCCCGTACCTGCTGCAGCATCATTTGCTGACGCGCTAGATACCTTTAGCGTTACTGCTGACGATAGGAATGGATAGATAGATCCTTGTTCGCATACATCTACTGCGCCTGTACCTGTGCCAATACCGGTAACGTGTCCAATAGTAAAAGCCACTTTAGCACCGTTAACAAGACCAGCATTAGCTGATGATGCAAAATCTGGATATCCCATCCATACCGGGATTGAAGCGGCTGGACTGTTTTGATTTGTATTGCTCATATACACTTACTCCATGTTGATGGTGCCACTTGCAGAAATCGAATCTGCATAACTTGATTACAAGTCAAGCGTAATGCCTTTATACGAAAGTGGCGTTAATCATTCGCAAATTCTATAAGCAATAATATCATCACACTCGCCTAGATGCTCGAAATTAAGCCATCTGGCCTCTACTTCTTTCACTATGTAGTCAACCCGGTATCTAATGTCGATGATTGTATCTGGTGATACCGGGCATTCTCCACCGCTCCAATTAATCCATGATGACACTTATAGCTCTCCACTAATCTTGATAGGCCAGCCACCATCATACATGATCGTATCTGCTACAAATTCAAAAATAAACGACACGCAATCTAATACAAATTCAGGTACTAGGTTACGCGTCATTAATAAGCACGTTCCATTAGGATCGCCAATGTATACAGGAACGATTCCACAGAACCAGCCTTTGTGTGTGAATCCTAGCTCCTGCAATTCACTTTTCGATTTAATCCATGCGTTCATTTTTTAAACGGCCTTACTTCGCCAACCATTTTGTTAAATAGCATAAATCCAAATAGATTGAATCCTCTCATTGTAGCGATACCATCGAATGATTCGCCATTCTGAACATCTTTCATGCTACACACAATTTCCATATGATCGCCAACGTCTTGCAAGGCAACCTCATCATCAATAAATCTAGGAATGCATATATCTAACACATAAAGTAATTTATCCATTGTTTTCTCAGTGTTGTTAATCCAGGTATTCATTTAATCGGTGATTCCATTTGTTTATTAACAAAGGCATGCAGTCATCCATGCAACTTACCATCATATTAGTGCTTGCTCCACATTCATCACAATCAATCCAGTAATATTGCTGATCATTATGTTTAATAGAAGCGTTACTACCACAAAACGGGCATGGCTTTAGTTTGTCCATTATAGATCCTTTGGTGGTTCTGGCAATTCCATCCAATGTGTTGGATATTCATAATCATCAGGTATATCAAATGAACTCCAATTGCCATCAAATTTTCCAAGAATTCCATACTTAATTTCTAACTTGTTTTTAATCCAAAAACATAAAACGTCTGTTTCGTTAGGCGCGCTATCAATCGTTTTCCACTCAGCCATTATTTATCCCCTGCTAAATGCTTGTGATCTAGTAACCTTACCTTGTCGTTTTCCTTCACGCTGAATTCTTTTTAGCTCAGACTGAGCATATTCAAGCGTAATTTCACCAGAATGTACACGTTGCATTAGTGCCATTCGCACTTCTTTGCTGTCCGATACTTCTCCATTAGATTCTGATCTCTTTACTTCATTTATCTTGTCCATACCAGCCTCAAAACTAGTTCTTGAATCATATTTCATTTTTTAATCCTTTCCTCATCTGCACGCTGTTCTAGCCATCTGGATACGATCATTAGGTGATTAGCCATGTGCTTTAGATCATCAACATTCATTTGTTCATCTTCATCATTCCATACGATAGGAATGATATTTGATGGATATGGATAATAGCCAAGCTTCTCCATCGTCTCCAACACAGCAGGATCTAAGTCTTTCCATGCAACCATTTCAATAATCTCCAAGATACCCATCCAATCCATAATGGAAACAAAATAAGCACTAACCAATCATGCCCTGTCATTTTTTACTTTCATGCTTCGCATATAGATCATCAAAAAGTAACTTTGACGATTTCAGCGCTTTGTTCAGCAACTTGACTTTCTTTTGCAGCTTCTTAATCTGCAATTGCTGATCCAGGATGATGTATGCGTGCAATAGTTCTTTCTCTTTGATCATGTTAATCTCCTAGTGTCAACACTGTGATTTTACCGCCTGAATATACATCCATTGTGATAGCGACCTTTACTGCTTCCTCTGCGTTTAATCCTGCACGCATTACTGCAATTGCTGCTAGTCCACCTGTACCTATAGCAAATGGCGGGTATACAACAGTAGGATATTTACGGTCATTTCTATAGCTTAATAAATATCCAGCATCATAAAGAATGTATTCATACATAAATTCTTTATCAACTTCCCGGTCGTCAACACTTAAATTGATGCTAATTTCATGTTCAACTTTCTGCATGAATCCAACTTCACCATCAAAACCAAATAACTTACCATTGATACTTTTTATTTTCACGTAGTTTTCGTCTGTAATGCAGTCTCCATACGTAGATCGTCCATCTGCAGCCATCGTTACGCCATCAAAAGCAATCGTTGTCATTTATTGTATTCCTGTGAATTTGTGTTATTATTAAATCTATCTGCAAGTTTACTGTTCATTCTCCTGTGTTTCGCCCGACTCTGTTCGGGCTTCTTTTTTATCTATTACGTAATATTCGTATTTCCAGCGCTGCCCCATGTAAACTTTGTCTCGCTCAATTCTATGATCGCCAGCTAGTTCTAATAGTTGCTGTCTAGTAGCGCCAAGGCCAATCTTTAGCTCATCCGACAGGCCGTCACAGTGTATCTAATCATCGTCTTGCGTAGGTGCCTTACAAGCACATTCATCGCGTCTAGCTTTTTGCGTTCTTGCCTGTCTTTGTATACATAGATACGTGGCGGATTGAATAGTGTTTTCAGTGCTACGTTTTGTTTCATGCTTTTAATCCTATTTGGTAAAAAGGCGTAGCTTATCTGACAGCATATTTGTTTTGTATACGCCTTTCTCTTTTTTAACGCTTTCAATATGTCCTGCCTTAGTCATCCTATACAGTCGGTTTACGAGCACAGACCTATTGCCAACGTTTCCTGTTTTCCTATACATTCCAACAAGTATTTCATCTACATTTGCGATTCCGCCATACATATCATTAATCACGTACAGCACTTCCAACTCAGAAGCTCCAACCTTTAGATAACTAAGTTGTGCCTGTAGATCTTCCGGTAAATCGTCTGTGTTACCCAATCGTGCGGCATCCTTCTCTAATTTAGCAATACGTGCATCCTGCATCTTCACTGATTCTTCTAGCTCATCTGCGCGCTCTGTCTCAATTGAATGCCACATTGCTAATTGCTCAATACGTTCATCACGTCGCGCTAGTTGTGATTCTAGTTCTTTGATTCGTAATAGGCTCATATCAGTAATCTCCACAAAATCAACCAATGGTGTAGACGAACACTTAGGGCAATACAGATAACTAGGCGATGATGGTATATCACCTGTTAGCTGTAACTTACATTCCGGGCATTCGTACGTTTTAGTCATGATTATTTAATCACTCAAATCCGCGCACTAATTCTTGCAGTGTTACGCCATCGAAAAAACGGTTAGAAACTAAATCACTAGCCTCTGCATCAGAAAGTCCAAAATCGTCAACAAGAATGATAACCGCGCTATTGCACAGATCAGATTCTTCTTGAGTAAACGATTCGCCTTGATAATTTTGAGTGTTAAACATTTTGTTTCTCCGTTGCTTTGTTCGTTTAGATGAGTTAACTATACATCCATAGTTTCGGCATTGCAACTAAATAGGTAAAATAAAGAGTAGTCCGCCCAAAATTACAACAATTCCTAAAGTTGGCAATCCTACGTATAAGTCATTCATCCATAGCTAAATAATTAGCCCATTCTGGCGCGTCTTTCCAATCTGGTTTCATTTTTTCAAATCTCCATTTTCATCAACTTCTGCGCCGTTATTCTTTGGATCTTCGCTAATCATCTTCTTGTGATCAGCATCAGTCATATTAGGATCAGATGCCTTAGTTGTATCTTTTACTGCTTGCTTAACATCATGCGTTAGATAGTAAGCATCCAGGTTAACTGGCCCAACATACTTAACTGTTAGTTGGTAGCCAAAGAATCGGAAGATTGCCAGTATGAGGATTGTCGCTAGTGTCCACCTGATCATGATTAGCTCTCCAAACTTTCAAAGTTATCAATATGTTGATAACGAGTATCATATACTCCCTGAACAATAGCTAAAGATTCATCAGTATTTGCATATCCACGAACAATGTAAAGTTCTCCACGAAACAACATTATTGAAGGATCACTAGCAATACATTTAACAATTGATCCAACTGGAAATTTTTTATTGCTCATGATTAGCTCTCCTTGCTGTAGTCGTATTGGCGCTGAAACATCACAACATCGTATTTGTGCGCTGTAGAGATAGGAACGGCAGACAGTTTACCTAATCCTTGCTCAATACGCTTTGCAATCGCGGCAGCACGCCACCATGCGTCTGATTCTGGATTGGTCGCCCAATCCCTGTTTGCGTAATCAATCATTTTCTTTTTCTTTCAAATTCAAATCCGCGCAATTCAAGCATTTGCTTAACAACATCAAGCATTGCATCTGCTTGTTCACGGCTGTATGTAGCCCACACACGACCAGCTTTTGCCGGTGAATTTATTGTTCTATATAGACGAATCAATGCTTCGCTTTCCGTTGATTTTTGTTACATCATTTCTTCCCCTCAATACGCTTTATTGCTTCTTGTTCTGCCCACTCTGCTACGCCGGGAATGTCCATTAGGTTTACACTTGAGTCAGTGGCAAAAACTCCGCTCAACTCAAACTGTGAATCCTCTGTATCCCCATGAATCCATGGAAACTGTTTAGGCGTGTACACGCCAGCAATCTCAACGCCACGTGCGTATACATCATCATGGCCACGAACATGGATATAGATTTTATCGCTCATATTATTCACCTTTATGCGCATCGCACATCGCCAGTAAGGGGGTTTTCCATTGCGCCCAGAACTTAAGCGCATCGCGACCGTCCATTTCTGCAATTTGGCGATTATCAAACTCGGACCACTCGGTATGCGTAAAACGCTGTCAGCCGATCCGTAGATAGTTTTCGGTTATCAGCACAAACCAGCCTAGGTTGTTAACCTGAATGGGGGTTTTTGTAAGTTTTTCGCCCTCCAGGTCAGCGCCTTCCAGGTTAGCATAACGCAGGTCAGCGCCCTCCAGGTTAGCGCCGCCATCCACAGCAGATTCTACAGTTTCCTTTATTCTCGGCAAGTTGCATGCGAACATTACATTTCTGGTAAAGCTGTTTTTGATTTCCATTTTTACTCTCCTAGTGTGCGTCGCAATATGCTGCAAATAACGCCACTACCAGTGCAATGGCGATTAGTGTTAGGTATCGTGTTTTCATTTTTTTTCTTCTAATTGACTAATGATGTAATTAATGTCGCCAATTGTTGGAATACCTTTATATTGCTTTACATAGTTGCAAACTCCAAACGCAACACTTAAAGCAAAGTCGCGTTTTTCTTGTTGGGTAATTTCACTTTTATTGTCCATTTTTATCCCCGTTGCTTTGTTCGTTTCGATGTATTGAGTATAGTCTTATCGTTTCGATTGCGCAACTATTATTTTCATCACACACTAACTTGTCACACTTCTACAACACGCACGCCATGACGGAACAGGAGAAGCTTTCTCTTTAGCACAAAATTCGCGTATGCAGCGCCTTTTTTGCATCCCTTCACATCCACTACATCAACGCGTCCGTCTGCATACGTCACACGAAAGTCAGCAATGTACGATACGGCGCGCTCTAGCAGCTTCCCATGTTCATCATCCTGGCGCGGCAATAGCTCATACTTGACCTGTTCTTCGATCTTTACCACGCGCATTGCTGGATCTTTAGCGCCCATTAGTGACTTGAGCATTACGGCATATGAAGCCTCTTTCCGTGAATCATATCCGTCTGTTTTCTTTGCATGATACTTATTTTTAGATTTTTGAAAGAACATAATCAATCAATTCCTGTTCTGTTCCGAACTGTTCAATAAAATTGTTTTTGTCTAGGTGAATACTGGCAATTTCTGGGTGTCGGTGTCCAACGTGATGGTCAGGACATAATCCAATTGCATCCATATATCCTGCTCTCTTTCGGCCTTGTCCTGCACGCTTATGATGTATTTGGCATGGCACACCTGAATGGCCTAGCATGTAGCATGCTACACACCCAAAATCAAACAACTTAGCGTAGTGTTCTCGTTCTGATTTAGTCATTAGTAACTATCCTTTGGCGCTGAAAACTTCACATCCCGAGTAGCCCCGAAAGCAAAGATAAACTCTATCAACTCGCCTATCTCTTTCTGCGTCATTTCACTAGTACTTTCACCGATCATTACAAAACCATCGCCATCAATGTTTGGTATAATATCTTGTTTGCGCAATCCAGCCGTAAGCAGTATTTTGTATTGCTTTGGTGTTAACTTTCTACCGTACCAAATTACCTGATCGCTTACATCCTTCAGCGCTGCCCACATGCACGCGTTACTAGATAAATTACGTAATGATTCAGGCTGTACAGTTATCTTGATTCCTTTAGTCTGTGTAATTTCTTCCGTTGATGCTACAACATGATTCCATACCTCTAGCATCAACGGCCGCAATTTATCAGAAGACGAAAGAATGAATGTCTTTTTCATCCTGGCATCCAATATCTAGCGACTTTAACTAGATCGCCATTACGGTTGTGTACAGGAATCATCGTGCGATAGATGATGTAATTTTCATCTTTTAAATCTCGCACTCTAGCGGCCAATCTCATAATGCTTAGATGATAGAACGCCTCATTTTGTGTGATTGATCCATATTTCTTGATGTACTCTAAAACCTGTGTGTTTTGAGACATGTTAGTTATATCCTTGTTGTGTACAAATAACTGACACTGAATTAGTAGCTCCTTTTGGTAATTTATTTTTTACTTGCTGCGCTGCAATTTCACATGATTTTTGATTGTTATATTCAATACTTGTTAGCGATGGTGAACTTGTAAGATATCCACCGTACAAAGCTATAATTAAAATGTAATGCATGCTATCTCTCCGTTTGATTTAACAACATCCACGCAGACCAGATATCGAACGCACGCATACTTAGTACTTGCTGCGCTTGGCCTAACGTTAGTGTGCTGTAGTCTGGATACTTTTCAATTAGATAGCGTTCCAGTAACGTTATTGCTTTGGTTACGTCTTGTTCAATCATAATTTACGCTCCTGTTCATGCTGCTCTACTAATGATTCAATACTGCAATCATCAGTGATGGACGCTCCGTATCCTAGATAGCACACTTCAACTAATTCATCATGCCTACTATTTAACAAACGATCATATTCTTTCTGTAGTGATTTAAGCATTGCTGCATTAGCGTCAGCGCGTAGTTTCTGCGATTGCATGTTAGCAGCTAGTTCTTCAATAAACTCTTCACGCTCGGTGGCTTTTGATTTAAGCGCATCAATCTGATTCTTTAGCTCTTGGTTCTCTGTTATTAAGCCGTCGCGAGCTTCATAGGCGTCTGATAACTCAACGTTTAGTTGATCAATGCCAGATTGTACATATGGTGGATATGTGTAGACTGATACTGACCAATCCCCAGATTGACTAATACTAATCTCCGGCCATTCCTGACGACGTATTGCGTCTAAGTCATTTTTGCGAATATAGCCGATTGGCTCGGAGTGCAACGCGGCCAACATATCGTCTAGTCTACGGGATGCCGACGGAACGTCCTCTATGCCGCCATCTAGGTTTTGGTCAATCTTTCCGATTAGTTCCAGTAATGCCAAATCATGCTCGAATGTTGGGTCTACATCATTCACTTGCTTGATGTCGTCGGTCATTGTTCTTGCTCCACTTTGGTGATAATTACCGAAATATCTTCATCTTTCCCAGATGCAATACGGTCTACTTCATCGGCAGGCCATGCGAGTAGGCCATTTGGGAGTTTTATTGGTTTAATGCCCATGTAGTTACCGTTACGGCTTATGGAAGAGCGAACGCTGTTTGGTTTGACCATGAATTTCTCGGCGATCTCATCAGTTGAGTATCTGCTATTTGTGACATCGCGTGCCAAGCGTAAATCTTCTAACTTCTCTTGCTCAACTTTGGCAATAACTGAATCGATATCAACAGTATTCTTGTTTGCCACCGAAAATATTAATTGTGTTGCATATTCTTCTGCCACTTTCCGCGCAAATTCCAGCTTATCCGCTTGTGATTCTTGCCATGCTTGTTGCCACACGACCCATAAATCATTTGTATGCACATTTTCCAAAAAACATTCAAACGCTTCTCGTTGCTTTGTCGTTGTTTGTTCTCCAATTTTTTGATGAAAATAATTTTTATCAAAATCAGAAATAGCCTTTGCTGGTGTATCTCCAAATCCTGCTAATCCATCTTGAATGTTTTCACCATAAAGGGCGCACCATTGATTACCATCTGGATATAATTTAGGTTTTAATTGGTAGAAAGGGCTCTGCATTTCGCACAACAGCACATCAGCACAATAAGAAATGTGACTCATACATTGAGTAATTGAATCCATACACATTTGGCTATGTTCATATTCCATGTTTTTCTCCTGTTTATTTCTTACATCATAGCAAGATAGTTTCGATTGTGCAACTTAATCAATGCCACCACTGTACTTTTGTTGTTTACTTGCACGCTGTCTGTCTTGCTCAAATGTTGCTCGATCACCATTAACAAGTCGCCCATTCTTGAATGTAGTGACTGCCGTTCCTTGCTCACCAATACGGATACCAACAACATGCAAAACAGTCCAACCATGCATTTCATCACCAAGATCAGACTGAACTCCAACTAGAACATCAGAGTCTTTTTCAATGCTTGATGATTCAGCAAGGTCTGCCAGTGTTGGAGCTTGGTCTTTACGCTCTGCATACCGTCTGTTTTGCTGCGCAACAAGTAAAACAGGAACATCCTGTTTTCGTGCCATCGTCTTTAGCGCCCATGTAATATCTGTAACTTCTTCGCTGCGTGATCTTCTTTGCTTATCGCTAGTCATCAATCCAACATGATCAACCATGATCAAATCCAAATGTCCGTACTTCCTGCGAGTCTGCGCAGCTTTTAACGCTACTTGCGACGGGGTATTGCTTGTCAGGTCATAGATAATCTTCGCATTTGACACTTTAGATACGGCCATCGTAACGCCGTCGTAGTCTTGGTAATCCATCTTCCCCAACATGATGTTCTTTTGCGCTACACCGCCAAGGCTAGACATCATGCGAGCGGCCAACTGTACTTTACCCATTTCACGAGAAATTACTAAAACAACCGGCGATCTATCTTTTACTTTTGACATGGCTATGTTTTCTAGCATGGTCGTTGCCGCTGTTGTCTTGCCAGACTTAGGAGGTCCAAAAACTGTAATTAACTCCCCTTTACGAAAACCGCCATACATCAAGTCATCTAGCTCTGTAATACCTGTCTTCAAACCCGTAAAACCATTGTCTACCACGTCTGAAATGTACGACAAACCGACTTGCATCAATTCTTGAACAGTAATCAATCCTTCGTCAGCACCATCGTTAGCGCAAACATCGATACAAGACAAAGCAGACGCTAAACCGTCTTCATAGCTTTCTGATTCATCAATAAGCCTGACTCCTTCAATAAACTTTTGGCGAGCATCAATGCGTCTTCCTGCGTCTGCAATGCGGTATATGTCACGCTTTATCGTCGCGCTGATCGTAACGCAGTTATCAACCAAGTCTGCAAGGTAAGACATAAGGCCAGATTGCAACTCAAATGGTAAATTACCTTTTTGCATTACTTCATCATGAACAGATATTAGGTCTGTAGGTTCACTGCGTGAATGCAATCCCATCCAGGCCATGTAGATTTCAGCATGCATGCGATTAGTCGTTAACCAGTGCGGTTTTATTGACTCCATCTCTTGCGTTATTTTCACCGTGTCGCACATCAGTGCACCAAGGAAATTAGCCTCTCGTTCGTATAGTCCGTTATGCATTGCTAGATCCTGTGTTGTAGCGTTCGAAAGCCTGCTTACCTGCTGTTGTTAGAAAGTATCCACCTTCACGGTTAATTGCCCATAGCTTAAGATAGTCTTTACGAACATAATTTCTAAACGTCTGTCGCCAGTCTATTTGCTTCTTCTTCTTCTCTAGCATGTCATCACGAAATACTTTCCATGCAATCACAACATATTCTTTAGGGATTCCTTCATTGAAAATCTTGTCGTCAGATGCAATCAGTCCATTACCTGCTTCACGTTCTGTATTGATCCAGTCTTCTAGTAAAGTCTTTTCTGAGCGGGTAGAGGCAGAGCGTTTACGCGATGGTGTTTGTTCTTTCTTTTCTTCTTTATCTAAGTCTTCTTCTTCCTCTTGGGCCGTTACTGAAACGTTTCCGTTACGTTTCATGCGTTCACGATAGGCTTTAACCCTTGCTGTGCTTGAGTCTGACATCATTTGCCTACTGTTCCAGGAAATAGGCTGTAGCGTATCAAAGTCAATTAATCCAACTTCTGACAAGCGCCTTACAACTTCGTCTAGTTCACGCGTTGCAAGCCCCATCTTTACAGACAGTTTACGGCGCAAAAGTGGATCGTTTGAGTCTAGCAACCCAGATCCTTTGCAGCACAATAACGCGATAAAGTGCCATCTATCCTCAAAGGCTAACAGGCGTAATTTTTCATCATCAACTGTTTCTGTATACAGCCTAAACCAAGGTAATTTGTTATCCTTTTCACTCATATGCATTCCTTATAGACGTAAAAAAGCACACTTTATTAGACCGTGGGGATTCATGCTTGCTATGACAAATAGCAAAAGTAACAAGCATGAACGGCCTAATAAAATGTGCTCATGCTATTTAGTCATGCGTTCCATTCATCCGGTCCCCACCAGATATACGAATGTCACACAAAAATCTTATATCATGTCTGCATGGTTATCAAGCTACTTTTGCGCGTGACTTCTTGAACGCTTCCAGGCTATCACCGTCTGCCAGCCACATCTTTTTCCCAATGTGACGTCCTGTAATTTTACCGCGTGCAAGCATGCGTCGAATGTACTGATCTGACACACCTACATACATAGCTGCTTCTGCTACCGTTAGTTCATTCATAGCTCAATCCTCTGTTTAGTTGCTTGCATTGTAAGGTAGCGCAGACGAAAGCACAATAGACAAATAGTAGTTGCAACATCGAAACATCGTTGCTATGATGATAGGACACTTACAGGAGATAGACATGCAACAAAATTGGAAGCATAAAGACTTATGGTCTAAACGTAGCAAGAATTTCACAGTTGAAATTTCACGCCATACCAAACAAGTTGAATACCCTGAAGGCCCAAACTGTTGGTGTGTGTATGCGTATATTTTTCCAAAACACCCGCATTACGCTGAGTTTGTAAATGATCATATGTTCCAAGATGCAGCAGCAATGATGCCAATGCACGGAGGCCCGTCGCTTCTTCAGTGGCTATGGAATGGAGAAAAAAAGATTGGCGTAAAGGTTGGTTGTGATTATCAACATCTTCATGACGATCATTTCCAGCATTACGCAAAAGAAGATGATGCTTACGAGGTTTTCCATGATGCTGAAGATCTTTTTCAGTGGCTTGCAGCGCGTGAACTAAAGGATTGATACCATGCAAGAAATTAATGATGGTGGACAAGCTTTCCCGGTTTCAAACCCTTCATTGCTTGAGCCGTGCACGATAGCGGCATTAATGCGCCATGCATCAGGAATGACAATGCGAGACTATTTCGCAGCCAAGGCTATGCAAGGCATAGCATCAAAGCCGGGGTGCACAGATTATGAATATGAAGCAATTTCAGCATATAAATACGCAGACGCAATGATTGCAGCTGGGGAGGTGAAGTAATGGAACAGCACACTAAGGGGCCGTGGAAAATTTTTAATGTGTATGCACAGCCTGAAATTAGAGACGCTAATTGTAAGCTAGTTGTTCAATGTGCAGATTATGATATAGCCAACGCACGAAGAATAGTGGCATGTGTGAATGCGTGCGATGGTGTAGGCACTGAATTGCTTGAAAATAATCCGGCCCCATTCAGTGAACTCCGCAAACAACGCGATATTCTTCTTGCTGCACTTGAAAGGATTGTCACTGATTTATCAAACGATGATGACGAAGGACTAATTGAGCATACCGAGCAGATGATACAGGCCCGCGATGCTATTGCTATGGTGAGAAAATGGCAGAACTAGAAAAAGTAACCGCGCAACGTGATTTGTTGCTATATGCAATCAACCGAGAAATTGCAAAGATCAACAGTCAAACTAGCATGTTTGAAATTGCATATGTCTGCGCTAACTTAGAGCAGGCGTCAGCAACCGTTACAAAGGATATGCAATCATGAATCTATACGACCTATCGCTAGAGCTATTGCAGCAACTAGCAGCGCCAGGAGTCGATACAGAAACAGGTGAATGTGATTGGGCTGCATACGAACAACGATTGTCTGAACTGTCAGGATCATGGAATGACAAAGGATGTGCTGTTGCAAAGTACATTCTCAATCTAGAAGCAGAAGCAGAAGCACGCAAGGAAGCTGCAAAGCGTATTGCAGAGACGGCAAGGCATCAAGAAGCGCACGCAACACGGCTAAAGGCGTACTTGCTTGCAATGTGCGAACGTACCGGCCAATGGCCGTCTGACTTGCAAGTTAAGGTATCGTCTCGCAAGAGCAAATCATTGGCTATCGATGATGAATCGAAGATTGCAAAAAAGTATTGGAAACCTAGCCCATTACTTGATAAAGTAGCGATAACGAAAGCAATCAAAGACGGGGTTAAGGTCAATGGTGCGCGTATCGTTGAAAAATCTAATCTACAAATTAAATGAGAAAACTATGAGCACATTGGTCTATAAAGCTATCGCTAATGTGATGTCGGATTTATCCAAAGTCGGTATTGGTAAGAATCAAACTAATACTTTCGACAAATACAAATTCCGTGGCATCGATGATATGTACGCAGCACTTTCACCATTGCTATCTAAGCATGGGCTTTTGATGTTGCCACGCGTGCTTGCGAGAGAATGCAAAGAGCACAACAGCGCTGGCGGTAAAGTAATGTTTTACGTAACGCTAGATGTTGAATATGATTTTGTTAGCGCAGAAGATGGCAGCAAGCACACGGTAAAGGTTTATGGCGAGGCTATGGATCGTGGCGACAAGGCCACTAATAAAGCAATGAGCGCCGCTTACAAGTATTGCGCCATCCAGGCATTCAGTATTCCTATTGAAGGTGATGAAGATGCAGACAATTCTTCGCCAGAAATTGATAACCGAAAGCCAAAAGGGAAAACGGCAGGACAAATTTTGCTTGATTCATTAATTGCAGCCAACATTGATGAGTCATGGCTAATAACAGAGGCAAGTAATGCCGGCTGGAGTGGCGCAACATTTGAATCAATTGCAAATGATGCTGAATGGTCGAAGTGGGCGTATGAACTAATTCAGGAGAAAAAATAATGGCATCAGTAAATAAAGTCATCATTGTCGGTAATATTGGAAAAGACCCAGATGTTAGATACATGCCATCAGGTGAAGCTATTGCAAACATCAGCGTAGCGACAACGGAATCATGGAAAGACAAGAATACTGGCGAAAAAGTTGAATCTGTAGAATGGCACCGTATTAACTTTTTTGGGAAACTAGCTGAAATTGCAGCGCAGTACCTAAAGAAAGGATCACAAGTCTATATTGAAGGCGCAATTAAGACACGTAAATGGCAGGATAAGGAAACTGGACAAGACCGCTATAGCACAGAAATTCGCGCAGAAAAGATGCAGATGTTAGGTGGAAAGCAAGATCACCGCCAAGAGCAATCAGAACCAAAGCAGGCACCACCATCAGCGCCGCGCCGCCGTACACAAGAAGAACGATTTGAACGCGCAAAGCAACCTATCGACGATATACAAGACGATATTACTTATTAATTTGTAGAAAATAAGCCTCTAACGGGGCTTTTTCTTATCTTAATAGTTGCGTTGTTGAAACTACTTTGCTATAGTTAATCATCAATTACGAACCAGGAGATAGTGATGTTTTCTGTAACATTAAAAGAATTACGCGAAAATCATGCTTGCTTTGAAGGATACAACAAAGTTGTACGGATGCTCCAAGGTAAGTCGTTTACAGATAAAGATGAAGAACGTGAGTCATACATTCGATTTTCGAACAAAGAACTAATTAGTTTGGTTGATATTTGTGAAAACAATGGTATTGATGATGCAATTTGGTCGTTATGTTGCATTAAGAATAATGATAGAGATATTCGATTGTTTGCTATTTGGTGCGCTCGTCAAGTTGAATATTTAAATCCAGATCCACGCGTTAGTGTATGTAATGATGTATCGGAAAGATTTGCTAACGGAATGGCAACGGTAGAAGAATTATCTGCTGCTCGTACTGCTGCTGCTGCTCGTACTGATGCTGCTGCTTATGCTGCTGCTGATGCTGCTGCTGCTTATGCTGCTTATGCTGCTGATGCTGCTGATGCTGCTGCTTATGCTTATGCTTATGCTGCTGCTGATGCTGCTGCTTATGCTGCTGCTGCTTATGCTTATGCTGCTGCTGATGCTGATGCTGCTGATGCTGCTGCTTATGCTGCTCGTACTGCTGATGCTGCTGCACAAAAAGAAATGTTTATAAAAATGTGCAACGGTACTGCACCATGGCAGGAGGTTAAATAATGGCAGATATTGCAGATCGTGCGTCAGGAGATATTGAGCTAATCACACAGGCAGCAATGAGTTATCGCAGACCAGAAGGGCCAAAAGCTACCGGGTATTGCTTGTTGTGCGGATACGAATTGCATAACGGGTCTAGGTGGTGCGATGCCGATTGCCGTGATAGGTGGGAGCAAGAAAACAAATGATAGGCGTCATCAATGGTAAAGAGGCAATCATAGGGCCATATGGTTGCCACAATCGAACAGCATTCAAAGACACGATTTATGTGCAAGACGGTTGGACGCAGGATGGCAGGCGCAACATGATCACTAAGCCATTCAACGGCAGCATGAATTGCAAGTATGCAGAGCATGGATATGCAGATAGTGATTTTCGTTGCGATGGTTGCAAATGGATTAATCAGGAATATACAGGAGAATAAAATGGATATTGATGATTTTATTTATTTTGAAAAATCTAAATTAGATGATTTCAGATCATGGTACAAAGAAATGCAGAAAAAAGAAGGAGATAAAAAATACCAGAACAATATGGACTGCATCGACTGGACTGAAGAATACAAATTATGGATGGAGTAATAAATAATGTCTAAATGGATTCGTAACCGTAAGCGTACAGATGGATGCCCGGATAAGTTGGTGGGGAAAATAGTAGAAGCAAGAGACCGTTTAGGAAATATTTATACGATAAAAGCAAGTTCTTTTAATTCATACTGGAATACATCTGACGGCTGTGCAGAAGACTTTATGGCCTACCGAATCATCGAAGACGAATCAGCAGAAAAACAAGCCGAAAAAGTTAAAACACCATACGAACAGCTATGCGAAAAGTATGGTGTTGGACTAGATGCGGAATGGGAGGTTGTTAATAATGAGCATTTAGAAAAACATATTAATGTTGGAGATATTTGTAAATTGCATAAAGACAGTTTTACTCCGCAATTTATTGTTAATGGGAAAAACACATCATTTATTTCTACGTATCGACTGCGCCCATACAAAGACCCCTCCAAAATCGCTCCTAAGTTGTGGGCTGCGTATAAAGATGTGCTGAATGACGAAGCTCTTTCGGCTTTGCGGGATGTGATTTGTAATCAGTGGTCTACTGCTGGATGGAGTAATAAATTAACAACAAAGGATTCAGAACGCATTACACGTGCATTTCACTGGGAAAACACAACACAAGGACATGCATTCTGGTCTAACGTACATTTAGGAGAATACAACAAACAAAAATCAGCAATTGAGCTGCAAGATGCTGAAATTGGCATTCCTGCGCCGGTGAATGATGTTGTATGTAGCACTGAGCAACCTGAAATTAAAGATTATGCATATGTAGGCGCATACGGAAAAATTGGACTTGCATTACATTCAAACAAACAAGACATGGTTAATCACCAACCACACTATACACAAGGCGGTATTGAGTGCATCGAAGCAATTAAGTCGGCACTTACCACAGAAGAATTTCGCGGATATTGCAAAGGAAATTCACTAAAATATATCTGGCGAGAAAAACATAAAGGTGGAAATGAATCTATTGAAAAGGCTATGTGGTATTTGAATGAGATGACAAAATGACATACTGGATCAAACTTACAACTCGTTACTCTATTATTCATCGTGGATTAGATAAATAGAAAAAGCCCGGATAACAACCGGGCTTAATAATTTAAGCACTCACGGCAACAACAGGAGGCGATACTGTATATCCTTCTTCTGTTAGGATTGAAACAGCATTGGCTACATCTTCCTTGTGCTGTACATAAGATACAAACGCAGACAATGTTTTACCTGCATCGCTATCAGATGGCAATCCAAGAACTGCAAGTTGTGCAGCCACGTATTCATTAAGTTGTGCAATGGTCATTGTTAATTTAATCCTTTCATGATAGGTTTTTTCTTTACGCCAGAAACAAAATTTCATCTTGTAATGAATCTCATCAAATAACGATTAATGATAGCACAAAATAAAAACCCCACCATGTAGGTAGGGTTTGTTTGGTAGGCCACCACAGGTTATTTAATCAGGCTATTGTTTTTAACGAATGGATCATTCTTACTAGCTCTATACCGTAGCATAGAATTTGCCATTCTGCCTGCACCATTTACCATCACCAGGATCGACCAAAAATTTACATTACACCACTAGAGTTAGATCGCGCAAGCAATTCTTTCTGTGCTGCTGTCAATTGCTTGGCTTGGTCGTCTGCTTCACTTGCGAGTTGTTGTTGACTAAGTCCAAATGCTCCAATAGCTTGGATAATTGCGTCTCGGTATCCTGCAGGAAATGCGCTGAGACTGGACGCATTACATCCGCTGTTGGCGCTGGATACACTGGACACACCGTTTGTACTGGCTGATTGCTGGCGCAAGCGCTTAAGCTGAGCACTAAGCTTGTCATTAGCAGCTTGCAATTGAGTTTTGCCATCTTCCAATCCTTTTTGGTAATCAGTTGATGCTGCGTTATCACTTGCAGCTACTTTGTGTTCTTCTACGCGTGCTTTCTGTGTTGCTGCGGTTACTGCTTTAGCTTGCGTCTCATTCGACTTAGCTAATGCAATTTTAGGTGACATGTAATCATAAGTAAGCCATGCACCACCAGCAATACACGCAACGATTGCAGCTAGTATAGACCATTGCTTGATAGTCATTTTGCACCTGTTGGGTCTGGGAATACTGCTTTAATAATAGCAGAGATAGTGCCACCTAGCGCAGCGCCTTGCCCCCAATCGATATTTGCTCCATAGTGAGCGCCACATAAAGCTAGGATAAAACCAATTGCCTGCCAAGTGGACGGTTCACTTAACCTAGCAAGAATGAACGATTCTATTTTCCAATACACGTTTTGTACTCCTTATTTCTTCGAATGGTTAATCCTTTGAGTTTTTTACCACCAGCGGTATCAAACAATAGTAATCTTGCACAAGCGTTTTCCCATTTACCAGACTTCTCGAGATCTACAACGCTTGTCCCGGGAATATCATGTCTGTATTTTTTAGGGCATGCAGCGCCACTTTTACCGGGTAATGTGCAATACCATGTTCTCCACCCCAGGGCCCCGGGCCCCAAATTGTAGGAAAAGTCTGTGTATGCAATACGGCGATTATCCGGCAATCCTGGCATCATCTTGTCTACAGGACCTAGGTAATCAGGAATGCGCTTGATCAACATGGCTTCGCACTCTTGCTTAGTCTTAGTCTCACCAGCATAGACGCCTTGTGTTTCACCCGTGCAGATAGTCATGATTCCGACAGGATCACGATATGCTTTAGTTTTGGTACCCTCAAACGGAGTAATAAACATCGCAATTGCAGCAAGAATTGCACCACCAGCAGCTACTTTAGTTTTAATCGCCATTTTCTAATCCAACTATTTTGCACGGTACAATAGCGTCTTCGTTGTGAAGGTAAACAGCACAGCAACGATGATATCCATCTGCAATGATTAGTTTATCTCCGTTGCAACGAACCAAAAGAACAGGTGAAATTGATTTTCCTGCAGATATTTTATTAAGATTCTTTGCTACATGTCTATTATCAGTATTTAGCATTGGAAGATTTGCAGCGCGCACAATGTCTTTTGCCTTAAAGTATGAAATATTTTCTTTTCTCATACATGCAACAAGATTGTTTGATTTTGATTCTTTGAATAACAGATTTAGAAATGATATTGCAGCAGGGTAATCATGTTCTTCTGGATCAGAAAGCCATTTAATTTCAGTCATGTTTTGTCGCCCTATTATGTGGAATAACGATAGCAGCAATCATGCTTGTTTGCGCCATTTCATAGAATGATTCACCAACCCATGATAAACCAGCAATAGCTAAAGCAGCAATAATGGCAGACTTAACTTGCCTATGTATAGGCTTTTTATCTTCTTGCTCTAGTCTAGCGAACCTTGCATGCTCTAAATCAAGTTTAATTTGCGCGGCATCTTCTTCATGTAACCCGAACTTATTTAAATCAGCAGGTCTAATCATTTCGTCCCTGATAGTTATAACGTCATCTGCTGTGTGGGTCATCCAGCTTTCAAGACGGTCTACCTTTAATACTGACTTTTGAATATCTCCAGACAATCGCTCAATGACCTGCGTCTGTTGCTGCAACGCTTTGTTAGTTGCTTCACTGGTACCAATTAAGATACCAAGTTGAATATGAACGTCATGATTTCGATCATCTGGCATGTTTACCCCAAAAACTACGCAATATTGTTAGACAATTGGGGCCAAATAGCCGCCACTTAGTATTTAACAATGATTGTAATTCTTTGTCGTCGCCTACGCCACCTTTGGTTATATGATACTTTGATTCGTCAACAATATTTAAATTGTCTACGCATAATTTACCATGCCTAAAATGATAAACTTTCCGATTGCAACAGATAGCATATCCGCCATTTGAACCAAATATTCCCGATAATGAAATTAGAAAATCTTGCAAATTATTTGGTTTTATTCTCAGGCAATAAACATTGTTATCTGTTATTTTATCGCTATGACTGTCATAGGATCTGAAAGCATAAAACAAACCAAATAGAATAAACAATGAGAATCTTATAACATAAAAAAACAAGAATAAACGAATAGAAAATACATACCATGCTATACAACAAATTAAATCAGCAGTTAAATAACCACACATTGCAGCAACAAAGCATTTTGTCTTTAGATTTGAGTAATTTATAAACGATAAAAACCACCACATCCCAACTAGGAATGTAGTGGTTTTAATTGTATCTGTAACCGGCCAAAGAATTGGTTTACCTTTAAGCAGGATCGTAGCTAGGAGTTGGAGTATCAAGAGGCATACCATCACCACGCTTAACAGGCTGTTTAGGTTTAATTTCTTTGCCATCTTTCTTTCCATCCATGTATTTAGCCATTATTCATCTCCGTCAGGGTCAAACAACCACGATGGTTGTGTCGGCCAAACAACAGACGTTGGGAATGTTGATTGTTCTGGTACGTTGGCCAGATCCTGAGCTATCTGAAGAACTTGCTTAAACTGATCATCAGTTAACTTAGTAGCAACACCTAAATCAACCTCACGCCTATGGCGCAAAATAACTTTATCAATCTCAGAAAGGTATTTATTCCTTTTTGATCTAATTTCTTCAGCTAGTTGAACATTAGTTTTTTCTGGATGCTCTAGTTCATATGCCTCATCATCCGTTAATAATACTAAGTTAGTAGGCCAGTATGGTTGTCCTAATGCGACGCCATCCATATCGTCATAAACTTTGCTATTTGAGTCTTTCCACTTAGCCATATTGTTACATCCTTATCTTTTTTCAAACCATCTAGTAATTGAGCCAGAACTTATAGAAACATAATATGATTCACCGGGTGAAATTAATGCTGGTAACAAGCATGATTGATTTACACCAATAGCTACTGATCCTATAATTGTTCCATTTACGGTTAAACTTGTTGAATAAGATCCACCGGTCAATGTAATATTAACCAATATAAATATTGGCCTAGATGTTGTATTAAAATATGTTGTCCCCGCTACACGACTACTGGTTAAGTCTGTCCATATTTGACCATAACCAATACTTTGTAACGCTGCTAGAGCTAGGCCGCCCTGTCCTTGTACTAAAGTCGGTGCAGTAGCATACGTTCCCGCCGTTGCCTCAGTTTGAAAACTAGTACCAACTATCCGATATGGACTGTTAGTAATTGCACTAGCGGAATACCAAGTTGCGGAAGACGTTGCACCCGAGCTGATCGCCGTAGTAGATATCAAACCAGTTTCAGACATATCCAGACCGCCAGATATATTTGCCACGCATAATAACGGGGTGCCTGAGTTATATGCAACAGCGTATACAAACTGTGACTGAACTGCGTTTACTGATCCTAAAGTAGCGCCAGTAGGAATAGTTAAGATTAGTGCACCGATAGCTAAAGTAGTTGGGGCACCGTTCGTTAGCGTTGCAGATCTGAACTGCAAAGTTCCTGCTGCGTATCCGCAAACTAGCGTATTTGAACTAGGAACGGCGCTAATAGATTGTATCGGAGAAACAGAAGATATTAGCGTATTACCATTTCTAATATTTGTTCCATCTGACCAGATAGTAGCAGTAATTCCTGGCAGGATTGTGAGTGACGATCCAGGAGTTCCTACAACAGAAAAATTAAGTGAAAATGATCCGGTAGTACCATTATAAACCTGCCATGTTGCAGTAGAAGCTGGAAGAAAAATTGTTGCGTTTGATGTTAGCGTTCCAGTTACGTTTAAAATGTATTGTCCATACTGTGATGCGGATAAGGTTGTGTTACCACCGGTTGTGGAAATATTTGATTGTCCATTAAGCAAAGTGTTAGTAAATGCTGTACTTGCTGCTGCTTGGCTAACATCTCCAGCGGGTGCTGTCGCAACGTTCTCTTGAACCAAACCATTTGTTGCGTAAACCAATGTAAATGTAGTTCCATTAAATCTAACAGCGCAGAAGCTGCCAGATGAAATTGCACCAGATACGAGAGATGTGCCATTGTATGCGACAATACTATATGCAGTACCGCCGTTTAACGATAATGTAGACGCCCCAGTATTTGCGTTAGTAGTGCTGAAATAATATACCGTACCAACAGATGGAGTTGCGACAGATGGCGTATAAGATACTGTATAGCTATTTGCTGTTCCAGTATCTGCCGCATAGTTGTAGCTATTATTTTGAGACTGAGATTGCTGAACCAATAAATTCATTGTTCCAGCAGTTAAAAGGTTCCCTGCTGTGTCCCCTGAATTCCAGGCTAAAGCAGTTGTAGATTCTTGCGCACGAATCATTGTGATAACGTCACCTGTTACATTGGTAACATAGACAATTTCACGCAAAAGACCAGTTGCAGCATCCTGAAACGTCATTGGGAAATATTGACCAGTCGTAGGATGCGGGAATAAAACACCAGATCCAGGTGACAAATTAGCAGTCAATGCAGTTGATGTAATTGCACCAGCTAAAGTGGTTACATCATTGTTTGCAAATAAAACAGTATTTGCCATTATTAATTTCCCTTCTTATTTGAAGAATCCATATATCGATTCTTGGAATCGCTTTTAACAAATTCTTTTGCTACTGATTGAGGAATATTCGCCTTATTTGCAAATTCTTTATTATGCGCAGCAGCTTGCATAAAACGATCCTGTTTTTTACTTATGTCAGGCATGATAAATCCTTTACACAATATTCACATTATATGTGAATTGAAATGGTAATTGTAAAGCACCAGTAGCAATAGCTGATTTCAAAATAGGAGCAAATGTTAACGGTGCGTAATTTGTAAATTTTGAAGCAATAAATCCGAGTGGTACTGTATTTAAAGCAAATCTGTTAAGAATTGCTCCACCAAATATTGTTCTCACACCATTAAGAATATTTATATTTACCTGATTACCAATCCCAAATGTAACGCTAACTTGATATGTTTGATTAATACCAGGATCTGTTCCATCAACACCAGACAAAAATCTCATTATTCTGCGTTTTAGCCAATTTATGGTAAATACCTGTCCGTCACCTTTGTAGAAATTCCATGTAATGATACGTTTAAATATATCATCAGTTGTTGCGTAATAAGTTGTTGGACCTATATTTTTATAGTAATTCAATGGTACAGAATTTAGACCCCACGTATTTAACGGACCAATTGCTTTAGAGCCACCAGAAGGCAAAGAAGGTCTTTGTATTCCATACAAACCCAAGGCTACCCAATCTAACAATGGACCTACAATTGTTCCGCTTGTGTACACTGGCAAATTAATACTATTAAACCAATCTACGTATTCTTGAGACATTCCATTAAAACTAGACACAAATGCTTGCAATGAATCATCGTCATTGTATTGAGTATACAAATATGACGGGATAACTTTAGTTTGCATGATTACCCCTGATTAATTACAACATTAGAAGTCTGAGTATAAAAATATGATTCTGGATCACCAGAAACAAGACCCGTTCCAACTGCTGGTGAAACTGAAATACCATTAATAGTAATTGCAAAAACTAATCTTGTTAAAAGATTTGTAGGTAATATTGTAGCAATTGCTTGCTGAAATACCTCTTGCATCTGTAATAAGTTAATTGGCTGACCAGCATAAAT